GTTTTAAGCCACAGTTTTTCGCTATTCGTCAGCATATTCTTCCTCAAATGCTCCTAAAAAAGATACTCTAGCCCTTTGATAAATTTGCCCTTATCAAAGCCCGCTATGGGAGGAAATTCCTTTTTGTCAGCCAAGCGCAAAATGCTACGTTCTTTGCCACGAAGGAACAAATTCCAAGCGGTTATTGTTAAAGCAATGGAGTTGAAAAACCGCTGTCCCTGATTTTTGGTTAATAGTGCTTCTAATTGCCCACGCAAAGCCAGTATAGGATTCCCTTGGGCAAGTTCTTCGCCCTTAACCAACCCCGTGAAAAAGTCGTTTGCGACATCTTGATTTATCGTTGCGAAGATAACATACAGGCTTATGCACGAACCTACTGTTAACCGTTTGATTTTCTGATTTTGATAAAACAAAACGCCTTGATGAAATTCTTCGCTGTATTTTTTATACAAAGGAAAAAAAAGGACAGCATTATTAACTCCATGCCCACCTTCATGAAAAACACCGTTAGTCAGGTATGTTGCCAACGTCCGTAAAGCTGGCGCGATATGCTTGCTATTCGCGACGCCAAGGACGGAAAGATTATCAGCGTCCGTGCGCCTTCTTAACCTATCAATTTTGGAAAAGGCATTACGGTCTATCCCGTAAAAAACAAATATCAATACGCTGCAACCTGAAAGGATAACAGCGTGCAAGCGATGCTGCCCATTGATAACAGCCCCCTCGTTATCAATGCAAATCATATCATTCGATAGTATCCATTCACCCCTTTTCATCTGTTCTGCGTAAATGCGGACAGTTTGCTGCGATATGTTGCGATTCATAAATCCGGTTCTGGCAGACGTTTCAAGCATATTCTGCGCAAGTGAAGGCGTGATTAATGTCGCTTTTGCGACCAAGTTTTGTCCTATATCCATATTGTAAATTGCCTGTGCCATGTTTTTCTCCTTGGTTATGCCTGCGTATTCATATCACCCGCGGGCTGGCTACATGCTTATCATGTTCCCGCAGACTGCCTCATCATCGCAGCAGCCCCAGGGATCAGGGTTTATCCACTCGGCGCGGACCGCGTCCGCCTTCTGCATGGTCTTCTCGCTGTATGCCCGCAGGCGGCACGCACGGCGCATAGCGTCGGCGCATTTTTTGCCGCAGAACCGCTGCCACTGGACCGTGCCCATGAACTCAACGCCGCAATTCTCGCAGCGGCAGGCAAACTTTTTTTCGCGCGGGATCCCGCTATCCTTGCGCAGCTTCCTCATTCTGCCTCCTAAAACGGCATATCCGGGCAATGCGGGTCGCAGAGCATCCAGTCGGGGCAGGACGCACCCCACCGTTTCAGCTCCACGTCGTGCCGGCGGCAGCGAGGCTTCAGACCCATGTCCAGGAAGACGCAGGTGCCGCACGTCTTCCGCGCCTGCATGCCGGCGCCATTGCACCAGCTGCGCTGCTCGCACCATTCGCACAAGCCTTCCGTTTTGGCCGGCATGTCCAGGGCGCAGATGATGTCCAGCGCCTTCTTGCGCAGCGCCTCGAAATCGTCACGGTTGAAATGGCATCGCTCCGTGTAGATCTCGCAGGTGTTCTTGTTCATCACCACCCACAGGGCGCGCTCCAGCCCTGAAAAGCCCATGTAGCACTGCACCTGGGCGTAGTATGTCGGTGACACGGCGGCGATGCCCTTTGCCTTGAACGCCTGGAACTTCTTGTCGTTGGCGCTCTTGATCTCCAGGATATGGGCGCGCTCCGTGACGCCGTAAATGATGCCGTCGCAATGCCCGCGGAAGAACCCCTCATGCGCGGAAAAGTCCTGCTGCTGGCCCTCGATGCGGTAGCCGGCGGCTTCCAGCCAGTGGAGCACGGCTTCCTCGACGCGGCTGCCCATGTCGAAAATCATGGCGGCGCGCCCGTCCAGCGGGAGCGGGTCGTATCCGCGAAAGCCAAGCCAGAGCTTGCGGGCGCAGGGGTCGCCGATGCCGGACATGCCGAGGTAATCCCTGGCTTCGCCGCGTTCGCGGCAGGCCGCCTCATACATCTCAGCGGCGATGGCGTTTTCATGCGGTATCTGTGCCATTACGCGCTCCATTTCACGACGTTGAAGTAGCCGTCTTTGTTCCGCTTCACACTAACGACGGGAGGCATTTGGATTTCGTCCGTGCGGGACAGGGCCTCCTCGACGGACTCCGGCCAGTTGTCGCCGTCACGGGACAGTTTCTCCCAGACGCGGATGGCCTTGTCCTGCATGTACCCTGAAACGCCGCCGTCGAAGTCCAGGAAGCTGCTGACCGTTTTGGGCAGCCTGCCCGCTTCGGGTATGCTGCAAACCATGTCCAGCCGGGCAAAGCGGTTGCCTGCCCTGGACGTGTACTCGTACATCGACCAGCGCTGGACGTTCGCCTCGAACGGTCCGTTGCCCCACTGGACGTCGACCATTTCGCCGGGTTCCGCCGCATCCTCAAGCGCCTGCCTTTCCGGCTGCCAGCCGCAGGCAGGGCATTCCGGCTGCGAGTACTTGAAAAGCTCCCCGCAATTCGGGCATTCGCGGTATTTCTTCTTTTCCTCTTTCCCAGCAGGGGTGCCGGGAATCTTCACGAACGGGTCGTTGACATCGCCGTGACGCAGGCAGTTGCCGGAAAGGTCCAGGAGCAGGCAGTCCTTCTTGCCGGGGTGCAGCCGCAGCCCGCGGCCCACCATCTGCACATACAGCGCAGGGGACATGGTGGGGCGGCAGAAAAGGATGCAGTCAACCGCCGTACAATCCCAGCCTTCCGTGAGGACGCCCACGTTGCAGATCACCGTGACGCGCCCTTCCTCAAAGGCAGACATGGCTTTTTCCCGCTCTTCCCTTGCCATTTTGGAGTGGATGACCGCGGCGGGGATGCCGCTTTCCTCAAAGGCCTGCTTCAGCACTTCCGCATGCTCGATGGTGACGCAGAAGGCGACAACGTGCTGCCTGCCCTCGCCGTATTCCAGGTACTTGTCCACGGCGCTCTGGATATGCACCTGCCTGGACATGACGGCGGACAGTTCGGCGACGTTGAAATCGCCGGCGGACGTGCTGACGGCTGCCAGCTCACGCTCAATATTTTCCGCCTGCTTGGCACGGAGCGGCACCAGAAAGCCCTGCTCCTGCAATGTCTCGATGCTTATGCCGTATGCCATGCGGCTGAACCAGTTTTCCGATTTCGGGCGGCACCTCTTGCCGTAAACGTACCCGTGATTCAGGCGGTAGGGCGTCGCCGTGACGCCCAGCACGCGCAGCTTCGGGTACTTTGCCAGGAGCGCCTGGAGCAGGTCGCCGTACTGGCTTTTTTTGTTCCTTGGCGGGAGGCGGTGGCATTCATCGATTATGAGCAGGTGCAGCGGAGGAAGGGCGTCCAGCCTGTTGGCCAGCGTCTGCGGCGAGCCGATGATGACGGGGCGGAAAAGCTGCACGTCGTGCGACGCCGACGCGCAGGCGATGCCGATCTTGTCCTTCCCGCCCGGCCAGACTTTCAGCAGCTTGTCCTGCGCCTGCCTCACCAGGATCTCGCGGTGGGCAAGGATGCCGATGCGCATCTTGTACTGCTCCATGCAATGCCGGATGATGGCGGAGAAAAGGATGGTCTTGCCCGCGCCCGTGGCGGCCTGGCACAGGATGAACTGCTCCGTGCGCATGGCGTCCATGATGGCGTTGAAGGCTTGCTGCTGGTAGGGTCTCAGTTCCATGGCGGTATCCGTGAAAATTTGGCGGCCTTTTTTGTTGTAGGTCAGGAGGTCTGCTGCCGTTGCGCTCTGCGCCGCCGCCGCCTCAAACGGCAGGGAGAAAGGCCGGGAAAACTGCCTGCGCGGCGGGGCGCCTAGACGGCAAAGCTAGCGGTTGGAGAGGAGGAATTATTCCCAGGGCAGGGCCGCGCCGTTGCCAGCCGGCTGCGGCGGAGGCGTGGCGTTCCTGGGGGAAGGACGCGCCGCGCTTTGCGCCCTGGGAGATGCCTGCGCCACTTCCTGCATGATGGGCGTGTAGCGCTTGACGTCGGTGTACTCGTTGCCGTTGTATTCGCGGATGGCAGTGCGCACGATCATTTCCTTGCCGTGGAACTCGCTGCTGTCCTGGATGTAGTTGGGGTTGGGATGGTGGCAGGCGAGCGCCATGCTCTTGAGGCGGCTCTGTGCGACGTTGACGGCCTTGGGGTTGGAGGACCACAGGCTGAAGCCGTCGAAGATCTGCCGGCCGGCGTACTGGCCGGAGGTGACCTGGTAGGTGAAGGACAGGCGGGATTCGCCGCTGCGGCTCTCGCGCACTTCGCTGTCGATGACGCGGACAGGGTAGTCGCCGGCGGGCAGCGGGGTGTAGTTTCCGGATTCCTCGACGTTGGAAAGGTTCATGTTCAGGTTCATGCTGTTTCTCCGTTTTTCGGTTTAAAGTGTGTCGGTTCCGTTATGCCAGTATCTTGTTCCTGATTTCCAGGAGCGAAGGCTCTTCGATGGCGGCAAGACGGCCGCTGCGGTCCTTGGCGACGCCCATTTCGCGTGTTTTGAACACGATGCGGGCGGCGCCGTTTTCGTCGATGAGGCGGTCCATATAAAGCACCTCGTCAAAGTAGGAGGTGAGGCGCTCCTTCAGCCCGCTGCCGCTGACCATGGGCGCCTTGTACCTCACGTTATTCTGATCCTTGTCGATGGTCTCCAGGCAGGTGAAAACCACGTTGTACTGTGTCATGTCGCGGTATGCCTTGATCAGGGCGGTCATGGCGTCGTTGTACTCGCCCCAGACCTTGAACGTGTCGGAGCTGGAGGGGAAGCGGCTCTTGGCGTACTCGACGCAGCGGGCGGAGATTTCCGTGAGGCTGTCGATGAAAATCCACTGGTAGCGCTCCTGGAATTCCTGCCTGCCAAGCTGGGCAAGAATGTCCGCCATGTCCTTGTAGCTCTCGATTTCGTAGCCCTCGACCTGCCCGCTGGTGACAAGGTCGCGCACGCAGAGCAGTCCCGATTCCGCGGAAAGGGTGCATACCCTGCCCGCCGGCTCGTACGCCTGCTCCCAGGTGCCGGTTGCGGGGTCGTATTTCTGCCCGGCGATGGAGCGGAGCAGGGACGTCTTGCCGATTCCAGCGGGACCGATGACAAGAGCGCAGATGCGGCTTGCCGTCTGTGCGGTGATCTTCTTCATGCTTCGCCTCCCTGCTGCCACGGGGTGAAGGTGAACTGCGACGCTCCGGGCTTCACCGTGCGGGCGCCGTTGATCATGTCGATGATGGCGGGGTCGCCGAAATCCATGTAGGCGTTCAGCTGCTTCGCACCGGCGGGCTTGAACTCCCAGGAAAACACCTTGAAAAAGTTTTCGTTACCCATGGCCTTGCGCACGGCTTCCAGCTTTTTCTGGTCCCAGGCGGTGTTGCTCTTGCGCTGCACCGTGACGTTGTACCCTGCGCCGAAAATGTGCGCGGTGTTCTTGCCTTCGGGGTAGTCGCAGAATTTTTCCAGCTCCGCCTTGACCGCCTTCAGCTCTTCCTGGCGGGCGGCGATTTCGCGCTGTATCTGGACTGCGGATTCAATCAGTTCATCCAGTGTCATTCCTTCCCTCTCCTCATCATCTTCTTCAAAAAGGCCTGCGAAAATGTCTTCGCCTTCCATGCAGGCGGCGTCAGCGGGCGGGTAGCTGCCCTTGCGCTTGCATTCGCCCCTGGCATCCTCATAAGCACATCCCATTCCATAACACATGTTTTATACCTCCTGTTCCGTGCGGCTCATGCTGCCGCTTTTGATGTTGTGTGCCGCTTCGAGCTGCCCGCCTTCCATGCGGAACTTGCGGAGAGCGGCGAAATAGTCGCGGCGTCTTGCCCAGTCCAGCTCATCGTAGCAGGCCATTTCCGCTTCGTACTGCGCGCGGTCGCGGCGCAGGTCATGGAGCGTGTACCTAGTTTCCATGCAGCGCCTCCTCAATGACGGCGCGGGAGTCGATGCCCATTTCCGCGTCGCGGCTGGCAAGGCCTTTGGAAACTCCGGCGATGAAGCACGCGGAGAAAAGGGCGCCGATGGCGATGCCGATGACGATGGAGCAAAAAATTTCGCGCGTGGTCATGGCTATTCCCCCAGCAGATCTTCCAGGTTGTCTTCCGCATCCTGGAGGGTGTTGACAATGTCTTCCAGCGCGGCGATGGCGTCTTCCGCTCTCTGCCCGCGGTCGCTTTCCTGCCACTTCTCGCTCTTCACCGCGAAAGCGTCGCGTTCGTCCTGCAAAATGTCTTCGATGGAGACGCGGATGTCGCCGAGGCTTTCCTTCGCGCTTCCCAGTGCTTTCTTGTTGATTGCCTTCATGGCTGCCTCCTGTATCTGGCTGAGGGTTGATGGGGCGGGCGGTGCTTCACCATGTTGCCCGCCCCAGGGCCTGCGCGGCTGAGTTCCATACAACGTGAGCAAAGAACCGCGCTCCAGGGACCGTCCCTGAATTTGTTGGGCGGCTGGCTGTGGGGGAGGGGTTGGCGCTCTAAGGCGTTGCGCTTCGCCCCTCTCCGTTCGCCTTGCG